GTGTTATTGAGTACTTGCAGTGGACTAACTGCGACCCGTCTAGAACGTGTCTTCGTGATTACAAACCATATTGTTACCTACACCCACTATGCTTCGTTCTAAGAAAGCTGTTACTGGTCGTCCAACCCCAGCTCAAAGGTTGGCGCAGTCGTTGCGTGATAAGCGCGCGGCTGGGAATTCTGTCAGGGGGCCTCGCCGCCCTCCTGCTCCCCGTTCACTCCCAGATGCTTCTCCAGTGTCTGAGGCTTCCTACATGGTTCCTGTCGCTCAGGGTCAGTTGGAAGGTGGACGGCGTCCCACTATCTCTGGTGCCGGAGCGCGTGATCTGCGCGTTCGTGTCCGGCACAGGGAATTTATCGCTGATTTGACAGGGGCGGGCGCAAGCACATACAGCGCCACGTCTTTCTCCATCAACCCTGGGCTGCCTGGCCTTTTCCCATGGCTGTCCAGTTTCGCTAGAAGTTTCGAGTCCTACAAGTTCAATAGTCTATCCTTTGAATGGCGGACAACTTCTCCTACCAGCTCGTCTGGCAAGGTCATCCTATCTGTCGATTGGGATGCGAGCGACTCCACCCCCGCATCTAAGATCGAGCAGATGCAGGAGCGGACGAAGGCTGATGGAGTGTCATGGATGAGTTTCAAGCTGAACTGTGACCGTGCAGATCTGCTGAAGCTTCCGCAGCGGTACATCCGAACGGGTTCGGTGTCATCAACTGATGTTAAGCTGTACGATGTTGGCAACTTCATCGCAGCCACAGTCATGGGTGCCACTAACACGGGTGAGCTCCACGTTGAATATGACGTTGAGCTCATTACGCCGAACCCGACCCCAGCTCCAGTCTCCGGGAAGATTGTGGCTGGAGGCAGTGTATCGAACGCTGCCTTGTTTGGAACTGTTCCAGTCCAAACGGGTTCTGTGCTTGTGAGTGCGGCTACTAACACACTTACTTTCACGCAAATTGGTAAATTCTTCGTTGAACTTTCGAAGACTGGTACCACGCTGATTGCCACTCCGAATACTGGCACAGCGACGAGCGTGGATGCAGCTGCGGTTGTTGTGAACACCGCAGGCACTTCTTCACTTGAGTCTTGGACTGTCAACGTCACTGCTTCGGGGCAGACGTTGATCTTGAACCCCTCTGGTGATGCGAGTGTTTCTGCAAGCACTCTTCGGATTGCTCAGTACGACGTGTCTTTGGCGTAGTCGTGCTGATGTGGAGTCCCGTTCGACCATGGCTTACTGCTTGCCATGGTGGCTGAAAACGTGTGGTCGTCACCCACCCGCGACACACGAGCAGTTATGGAAAATTCTCTGAAAATGCGCCCAGTGGCTGGTCCCCATTGGTCAACGACACGTGTAGGAGGTGAATTTAGTGTGGACCCACTCGGATGAGTGGCGCTCTTAGTAGCGGCAGCACGGCCAGGTCACGGGCGTGCTGTGGGGTATATGAGTCCCCTTTTTCCCGGCGATGGTAAGTCCTCATAGGGAGGCGATTGTAAGACCGGGAATTGTTAATTTGACACCTAGGGTAAGGTTCTGTTGTTTATGCGTGCGGCCAACTCAAATCCGCTCGACACGGGCAGACCCCACCCCCTTCGCATGATGAGTCACAACGCGAAGGCCCAAACTGAGCCCATTGACAAGCGCTCCGGCGGTGCAGGACCTGACCAGTCCCGCACCTGCCACAACTGTGGTAAGCCAGGCCACTATGCCAAAACCTGCAAGGTTGCCGCCAACCGCTCTCGTCGAAGCGCTGGTGCTGTTGAGAAATCCGCTCGCAACGCGGTAGATGAGGCGGATGGTCTTAAGATCGCCTTGTCTGAGAAGGAGAAGGAGCTGCAAGAGCTCAAGTCTGAGCAGGCAAAGGCTGCAAAGCTTGAAGTTGAAGCAGCTAAGGAAGCGCTTGAGAATTTAAAAGCGCGGTCTGCTCAGCACAGCATGTCGCAACAGCTGTGTCTGGGCAGTTCACCTTTGACGATGTGGAAGCGTTGCTTGACGCTGTGGGCTGTTCTGATGCTGAGTCTTGCCCTCGCCACCGTCACCTCGTGGATCCGATTGATTCGATTTTTGGGCGCGATAGTCCTATTCCCGATACACCTTATGACTATAAGGGTGAGGGGCTATCAAGTCCAACCACTTTTCCGGAAGTTTTGTGCTCTTGTGGGCGTCGTCATGCTCATTGCCTTGATGGGCCAGTTGCATTGTCTTATCATGCACCACACCATTGCCACACTCTTCCTGGGTCTCTTTGGCCACTTGTGTGTAACAACAATCCTTTTTATGCGGAGCCTGTCTCGCGTAAGAGGTCTTTGGTTGAGGATTTCACATATGAGGACTTGTCCAACCGAGATCTGGACTCAGAGTCGTCTAGCTCTAAAGATCGTCGGACCAACTGACGGTCGAGATGACACAGCCTCTACTGTTGATCTCAGACATAGGTATGATCATGTGACTACCTATGATGTTGCACACCCTTCCCTTCTCTTCCGTGTTGCATGGAATATCATGCAATTCGGGTGCTGTGCACTGGAGTGGCTCGTCGGCCATCCAGTTTGCATGCGTGTAGATGACGTTTTGGACGTCAAGCTCTTTGGCTCTTTAGTCTACGGCTGCAGTCTTGATGTGTCACCCTCATTGGCACGTCAGATTAAGATAGCACGAAACACACCGATGGCTATGACCTTGCCCCAAGTGCGTGACTTGGTCGAGAGAGCCGCTGCGAACGAAGGATACTCGAACATCAATTCCTTTGCACCGCATGACACGCAGGGCGAGTTGCGCCTTAACACCGCCCGCTATGTTCTTGCTACTCATGTTCTTTATCGTGAGCAGCTTGAGCAGGCGGGTTTTTGACCGCATCGGCAGTTCCGGGACGGTGGTGGTTATTTGGTTATCGGGTAACAGATGGGGTTACGCCGGCTTTGGGTGAGGCAGCTAGTGACGTTTCTATTGTTGTAAAAAGTCGTGATCAACGCGATGTTCCAACAAACGTCGCTCTGCCAATCGTCATAGCTGGGGCTGTGCCGCCACACCCCGATTTAACCAATGCCACCACGGCTATTGCCGGTGTAGTTAAGCGTGTTGCACGCAAGCTACCCAAAATTGACCGGGGCAAACTCAAGCGTTTTCGAGAGTTTGTCCGACTATGGCTAAAGAAAAACCTTCGACCTTTAGCTTCCGATACTCATGTGAATTTCCATTCATGGGTAATGTCGAGGCCATACTCGCTGGCTCGTAAGCGAGAGCTGATCCGGAAATATTTGGAAGTCACGAATATTTCTGATCCATCAAAACGGTATTTTGAGCTGAAGTGTTTCGTCAAGGACGAATTTTACCCGGAGTTCAAGCACGCGCGTGGCATATATTCGCGTAAAGATGAATTTAAGTGCTATTCGGGTCCCTGGTTTTCAGCAATTGAGCATGTGCTCTTTAAGATGCCCTGGTTTATCAAGTATGTCCCTGTTCATGAGCGAGCCAATGTTGTTCGTGAGCGGCTTGAAATGCCAGGTGCACTCTACATGTTCACAGATTTTACTGCTTTTGAGTCTTCCTTTGTTGCAGAGTTCATGGATGCGTGCGAGTTCGAGTTGTACGGCTACATGATGCGGCAGACGGTGGATGGGTCAGCTGTGTGGAAAGTCATGTGTGAAGCCATTATGGGCCAGCAGAAGATGAATTTTAACGAGTTTGTTGTCAAGCTGAGGGCCCGTAGGCAGAGTGGAGAGATGTGTACGTCACTAGGGAATGGGTTCTCTAATTTGATGTTGGTGTTGTTTGCTGCTTCTGAGGAAGGTATGTTGGAAGCGACAGTTGGGTTTGTGGAGGGAGACGACGGGTTGTTCCGTACGCCCCGCCCTGACCTGCTGGAAAAACATTTAACTAGTCTTGGGTTTTCAGTCAAGCTAGGCACCACCAATGACCTGTCCCGCGCGAGTTTTTGTGGCATGCTTTACGACACCGCTAATGGTGCCGTTGTCACAGATGTTCGTGAGGCTTTATGTACATTTGGTTGGGCGCCGCGTAAATACGGGCGTTCCAAGTTCTCGAAACTCTTGGCTTTACAACGTGCCAAGGCGCTGTCCATGGCCTATTCGTATCCGAAGTGTCCTATGTTAACCCCATTTGCGTTGAAGGTCCTAGAACTAACTTCAACCGTGTCTGATCGTGACATGTATAAGTGGGCTAACAAGGCAATGAATCAATACGAATTTGGACAGTTTCTTGAGGCTTTCAAGGGAAAGCGTGAGTATGCCGTAGACATTTCGTTGTCTGCTCGCGCTTTGGTTGCAGAGGAGTTTAATGTGCCCATAACTCTGCAATTGGCATTTGAACGCAGGATTGCGCAAATGACCACCTGTGAGCCTGTCGTTGCACCCGAGTTACTTGCTTGTTGTCCTATGATCTGGGAATCTAATTGGCACCGCTATGTTGTGGCGGGTGATCAACCAGAAATCAGGCGAAATCGTGTCACCGGCGAAGTTCAGTTCTTAATGAAACTGCGTAAGGAGAATGATGTGCCACTCTTCTCCGGGGCTGCCGCTTTGGCAGCGTAACCGTCCTACCCCACCCCCCCTTATCCTTAGATCTGGTGTG